TGCTAAGGCGTAAGTTGCATAGTATATGCAAGGAGAAGGCTGAGAGTGCCTTTAAGCTAGGTAAGGAAGGGTACAACTGCCCAAACTGGCAATTGATGCAAGCTGACACAATCGGCTATCAACGAGCCTTAAAAGAAATTCAATCATTAATAGAAGAGAGCTAAATAATGACAGACCAGTCTTTATTTCAAGAACAACCTAAACCAGAAGAAACTGGGGCGCAAGCTCCTGTAGCACAGCCAGAACAATCTAGTTTGTTTAACGACCAGTTGAGCATGATTAAGAACGAGTCTGGTGAAGCTAAATACGACTCAGTGCCTAAGGCATTAGAGGCTTTACAACATTCTCAGCAATACATCCCAGAGATAAAGTCCCAGCTTACAGCTAAGGACACAGAGATTGCTGCTTTAAAGGAACAGTTGGCTAAAGCTTCTACGATAGATGAAGTTGTAGATAGGTTCACGGCAAATCAAGGACAAGCTCCAGAGGCTATACAAACGTCTCCCAATGCACTTGACGAGCAAGCTGTCATTAAGCTAATGCAAAGCCACTCCGCGCAGGAGAAGCAACATACCATTGCTCAGGCGAATGAATTAGCTGTAAGCAAGGTGTTAGTAGATAAGTTTGGAGACAAGGCCCTAGACGCTCTCAGTACCAAAGCGGGTGAGCTAGGCATGACTACAGACGCTATGAAGAGCCTTGCTCAACAAAGTCCCCAAGCAGTTATTCAAATGTTTGGTGGAGGACAAGCTGTCCATCAACCTGTTCAATCTTCAGTCTCAATGCCAATGGGTCAACCGCAAAGTGTGGAAGCTCAGCCTACTAAGTCTCTACTTATAGGCGCGACTTACAAAGACCAGTTGAGTTACTTGAATGAAGTGAGACAGGAAGTGTACAAGAAACATGGTATAACAACTAACTAGGAGCTATAATGCAACTAACTTCAAATACAGCCTCTTTTATCGAAGCTGAAGTGTATTCGTCTTTCATCTTACGCAACCTAGATGATGGGTTACTTGGTGAGCAATTCTATCGCAACATTGCAGATTTCATGTCTGGCTCTACGCTGAACATTAAGTCTGTTGGTTCTGTAACTCTTCAGGAAGCGTCTGAGAACACTCCTCTAGTGTACAGCCCTATCGACACAGGTAACGTAACCTTCCAAATCACTGACTCAGTTGGTGACTCTTGGTATGTTACAGATGACCTCCGTGAAGATGGTAGTCAGGTTGACCAGCTTATGACAGCCCGTTCTGTTGAGTCTACAAGAGCTTTCCAAGAGAACTTTGAAACACGGTTCTTGGAAGTGGCTAATGACGCACAGACAGATGCTAATGCCAACCTTATTAACGGGTTTGCTCACCGTATTGCTTCAGCTGAGACTGACAATGTTTTTGCCTTGAGCCACCTAGTGGCTATGCGTTTAGCGTTTGATAAAGCTAACGTACCTTCAGCTGGTCGTGTGTTCTTAGCTGATCCTGTAGTTGAAGGGACTCTTAACAACTTGGTTAATATTACTAGTGATGTTACACCTTTTGCTAAGGATATTCTTGAGGGTGGCTTGTCTAGCAACATGCGTTTCCTTATGAACTTGTACGGCTTTGACATTATCTTGTCTAACCGCCTACCTACAGGTTCTATGGGTGATGGAACAACTACAGTGGCTGGTGGTGTAGCCAACATTGCTATGTGTGTGCTTGATGACCAGACTAAGCCTATTATGGCTGCTTGGAGACGTAAGCCTTCGGTTGAAGGAGAACGTAACAAGGATTTAGCACGGGATGAGTTCACTTCACGAGCACGCTTTGGTGTAGGTGCTCAACGAGTTGACACACTTGGTGTTATCATCACTTCAGCTTCTAACTACTAAGAGGAGTAAGAATAATGGGATATGAATCAAACACAGGCATTGACGTGTCTAACCACTACGGCCCACGAAACACTGGTGGAGCCATTGGTGGCATTAAAACTGAGGGAGCTATTAAAGAGCTCTCTGTCAACCTTA